CATCCCTAACCTCATGGATTTCCGCAGGGGTAGCTACAGGATTATCTGTGAGCCAGAGACTGTAGATTTCATCTAAGGTTAGATCTCTTGCATACTTTTCATGCGCTTCCTTCAGCTTATCGTAGATCGATGCGTACTCACCACTGAATAGTGTCCTGCGTAAGTTCGCCTGATTCGCTAAGAAGGTGCTATTACTAAGCAGCGTTTTTATTAGCTGTTGTTCCATAATACCGCCCTATTGTTATTTTATTATAGAGTGGCATAGTAAAGCACTTAGTGATTCAAAAAAAGCCCCAATCTTTCGAAAGGGGCTAATTTTTTTAGTTTTGGTTTTAAATCAGGTAGTTCTGAATTTCATCTTCTTAATATCAGGGGGAACATCACCTCTGCGTTCTTTCATGTCCACTTGGTGAAATACCACCCTTTTATTATCCTTAACGATTTTGCTAATTGCTTCTTCTAATCGTTGTTCTTCTTCAGCGGCCTCTTTAAAACCGCCATCTATATCGTAGTCTATGACCACAATTCCTCTGGCTTTCATTACCTTTTCCTTGTTGTTTATAGTCGGTGCTAAGGTTAGCTTCGACTCATTATTAACTACTTATCTACATAGTCCACATATGTATCGATGTTCAATGCTAATCCGTGATCATTTCTGGGTGGGGCCATAGGCACAATAGGGCTACCCCATGAGTGCGAAGATACCCAATCACTTTGCGGTACTCCGATCCTCGTCATCATTTTAAATTTTCTTATAATCGTTGAGAAAGATTTTTGTAAAAACCCCCACCGATATATTGGGTTTTCGCTTCTAATATATCTGAGGCTTGAGCTTTTGTAATTTCTCATTGTATTAAATCTCTAACTCTTTCAACACTTAACAACTTCAAATCATTGGCAGTAAACCGCACGTAGTTAATACATTTGTTCTGCCTTGTAAGTAACACTGCCTTACGTGAGGCATCTTTGTCAAGAACAATTCCGCAACTTGTGTACTTACTAAGTGTTTTTCTAATCGGTTGTGTTACATTTGTTCCAAGAAGAGCTACGCCCGTGTAGCCTTCGATCCTACTAACAGAACAGGCCGAAGGAGCGTCTTCAACTAAAATACAATGATTTCCGCTGCCTACATGGATACCGCTACTAGTATTCCCGTAGCTCCACCACTTTGGAGTACGCTTATCTAAAGCCCTTCCTACAGCCCCCAAGTTATCAGGGGTGTAGAAAAGAACTCTGTTATCAGATGGAGCATATCTAATTTTTATATAGCCTTGCTCGTAAGCTTCAAGTGAATTTACTGACCGAAGGTAAGTCAGGGCAGGGGCATGATTCGTCACACTCGTAGTCACTTCAGGCATCCTGTTTATCCTGCGGTGTCTCTGCGTAGGTGAACCCCCGATATAATTCTTCAGGGCATCCATGTCTCTAGAGCCTCGAAAGCTACCCTTAACACTGCAAGATGCGGAGTAGCAGTTCCAGACCAATACCCCATCGAACTTGTCCACTGTGAACTTATTTCGCTTGCCGCAAGCAGGACACGCAAGAGTCTTTTTTTCACCCTCAGTTAAATTCAGAGATTTAACGAAGTTAAGTTGTTCACGATATATCAATGTAATTCTTACCACAGTCGAGGCATAAATTTTCCCACGCATATGACCGACAGTCTTCATCGTCTGGAAAATAAAATGGTGATAGATACGTATATATCAGTACCACGCTGTGTTCCCCTTCGCCCATATACTTACAACACTCATTACAAACACCTATTTTCTTGGTCTTTGCTAAGTGTCCACCCTCTAGTCTTAAATCTTGTTCCTGCATCGATTAGCTCCCAAAATTGTTTAGGAACCGTAGTGCCATTAGTTACGCCTACATAAAGCGCCAGTTAAGTCAAGCCCACTACAAAAGTGTTAAGTTATGGGCTTAACTAATTACCCTGCCTGTAAGTCATTGATTTTATTGGTTTCTGGCTATAACCTGAAGGTCAGAGGTTCAAATCCTCTCCCCGCAACCAATCCTTTAAAATCAATGGGTTAGCAAAACGATTCAATTCAATTCTATAAAATTCAATTTTATTGTCTAGAATTTTATTTTTTTTATTTTTTTTCAATCTAAAATCCCACCAAATTTATCCCTCAGTTGTAACTCTTTTAGGTACAACGCAAGTGTTCTTAGCTCCTCAACCATGCCTGTCTCAACGAAGCCACTAAACAAGGGCTTTCGATCTTTAGCTGATAGAGCTTCCCCTGCTATGAGAGAGAAAGTGAGGCCATGCTCCTCTGAGTTATTAATCTCATAAGTTACATGACCCACTTGGAAGAATTTAGTTTCCTTCGAGGCTTTACTCCTTTTCGCAGCCTCTTGCTGATGATGTCTATGGACGTTCATTGCGAGGTTTTCCTCTGCCTCTACGTTCACTGTAAGGAACATCCCTATTCATTCCGTTGCGAACCATATGAGCTACCCAACTGTGTGACATATCAAAATGTCTTGCTGCGTCACACGCATTGATGAAGTCTTTTCCGAACAACCGACATGGGTTTTGATGTCGCTTTATTTTTGGGTTTGGATTTTTGTGTATTGCCAAAGATGTCTATTCCTTTTCGTTGAGCATAACATTGTGGGCAGAACGCTCTTTCGTCATACCCGTCTTTGAAGACCCCGTAGGATCTACATTCATCATAGTTCTCGCAAGGTGGTAACATATGCACCTCCTAGAACTCTGGTTCGCCTTGAGCATCGAAGTCAGGCTTTCTAAAGAAGCTCTTACCGATCTCAGGGGTTTCGATATTATCAACGCCATCTTCATCCACACTGCGAGGTAACACCCCGATAAATTCTAAATGTGCTAACAGCTTGATAGGTAACTGGGCTATATCCATTGGTCATTCCTTTTTAAGTTCAGTTTGTATTGCCTGTATTAAGTCTATAAGACGTTCAGTCAGGACGCTTGGTGGCTTTTTAATTAGCCGTTTTAATTCTTCTTCAAACGCCCTTCGTGCCTCTGTGATGTCCTTCATTTGAACCTCAGTTGTTGTGCAGAAGATGCCAAACGCTTGGTCTTTTTGACGTAGATGTTGAGCATCTGTCTGGATTTGTGGCCTGTAACTGCGGAGATCTGATCTTCCGTAGCCCCGTTTTCGCCAAGAACGGTAGCCCCTGAGTGACGTAAAAATTTCATTTTAAGTTTATCAGGGAGCATACACTGCTTCCGTATTTTAGCAGCGATCTCGTTATACTTTCGATTGTCGTAGCCCTTGTTCGTTTTCTCATATTGAACAATGGTTTCATCTTGTCCGTATCTATTGTGCAGCGGTACTAGTCGCTTAACTAAACGGGGGCTTGCATCGATCTCAATCTTCACCCCTGTCTTTTCCTGATAGAAATCGAAGCTCTCTCCATCAAACTGTTCCCATGTAAGTTGCCGCATATCTCCAGGTCGTTGGCATAGGTCGTAGCAAAGCATTGCCAGTGTTCCCATCGAAGGATACCCCATATCATCTGCGGTATTGATGAACCTATCGACTTGGCTTTCCTTCCATACGACATCACTTACAGGATCTGACTCCAGTTCCAGATGTCTCCAAGGATTACCTCTAATCTTTTTCTTCATTTCACAGACATTCCAGACACGCTTCAGGAACTTAACCGTGTGTCTCGCCCTGTGGTCTGAAATGTTGTCTCGAAGGAATGCATGTAGCTTATCTGCATGATCCTCAGTCACGTTTGCAGCCAACATTTCTACAAACGGGCCACTTTTAGATCGTAATTGGATGTTAATCAGACCTGAAAGTAACTGTTCATAGGTCTTTTTACTATTGTCTGCTAGTTTAACATATTCGTGGGTACTCTTATAGTAGTTAATTATACCCAATACAGTGGCAGAGTTTACTCTTTGAACAGCTATATCACCTCGTTTGAACTGCCTGTAAGCATCATCGATCTCCTGACATCTTTGTATAGCCAAGAGCTTACTGTCATAGGGTTCCCTTCTGCATCCAAGAGCATCCTGCACATACTTTGGGGGTTCAAAACAGTATTTTCGTTCCCCCGTGCTTAAAACTATTTCTCTGAAGTACTTAACTCTATTCGTCATAATCTTACCCTCGCTTCCTTAATTGCAAGAATAGCTAAGTGGCGTAATTAAAGTCAAGAAAAAAAATAAGTATTGCTATTAGTTATGGAATCAGTTAAAATTTTGCATAGAAATGCTCCACAGGTATTTCTACCTAGCCCTCCCTACTAGCCCTCTGTCATCCTCCCGACAGGGGGCTTTTTAGTTTCTAAGTCCTACTAGTATAGGGAAGGTAAAGAAAAAGGCCCCGAAGGGCCTAAATCAAAATACTCGCACGTCAACTATATTATATACTTACCTATCGCTTACTGTGGCTACTAGTTCCCAATCATCGATCAAAAGATCAGCATTCACTGATACTGCTGTGTCTTTAACTAATATTACGTTCTGGTCTTTTTTGGCACGTAGAACTGTTTCAGAGGCGTCCACTAAAGCCTCACCGAGTTCCTTTGCCTCGTCAGGCGAAAGAATCATATTTACCCCACTTTTTGAATGTTCCCATATTGTTCTAAAACTACTCGCACGTCAAATTATATTATAACCCATATATATAGAACATAATTATACGAAATATGCAATAATAAGGTGCGGAAAAAAAAATTTAATAAAATCAAAAAAGTAAATAAAAAAGCCAATTAATAAAGCGTTTGACTCAGGAATCAAAAGGGCTTTTACTAATCGGGATTCGGATGGATTGACCGCCATTAACAAAAACGAATCGCAAAAACTAAACTGAAAAGGAAACTTCGAAATGAAGAATATTAAACTATTGAACACTGGCGGCACAAATTCAAAAATTGCCAAAAGCCAAAACGGAACAGAATTTAAGATTGCAAGCTTGAGTCTATATCCTAACAACGTCATTTGTGCAGGGGCTAAAGCTGCCGATTGCATGCGGTTATGCTTAAAGGATTCGGGATTTTCGGAAATGTTCGAGTCTGTGAATTTAGCCCGTAAATTTAAAACGGAAATGTATTTAAAAGAGCGTGAAAAGTTTCTCGAAAAGCTTAGAAAAGAAATAGAAGCCTTTATTAGAAAAACTGAAAAGCAGGGTTTCAAGGCTGCATTCCGATTAAATACGATTAGTGATATTAATTGGGTTAAAGAAGGAATACCGCAACAATTTCCACAAGCTTATTTTTACGATTATACAAAACTAGTAAAAACCCTGAACACTGGCTTAAAGAATTATAAAAAAGTTTTTAGCTACTCAGGGACTCCACAATATCAGAATCAAGTTAAGGAAGCACTGAAAACAGGCTTTCCGATTGCTGTAGTATTTCGGGGTTCAGTACCAGTTGGAAAGTATTTCCTAGGCCGTGAAATTATAGACGGGGATAAGAGCGACTTAATAAACGCTAATTCATTTAATAAAATTTGCGGTTTAAAATTAAAGGGAAATAAAAACAAAAAGCAAAAAGGCTTGTTTATTGTTGAACCCTGCCAAGTTTCAGAATGCCGCCCGTTTGATTTAATGGATTCAGGTAAAAGCTTTGTATTCGATAGGGTGGCGGCATAATGGAAAATTTAATTTATCCCGTTTATTTTACGAAAAAAACAAAAGATACCCCGTCAAAATATACTAAAGAAAAGCATTTAAAAAGCTTTGATAGTTATTCGGAAGCTTTAACGTATTGCAATTTTATAAAGCCAATAGAAACGACTAATTTTTATTTGCATATTAAGTGTTTTAGCAAACGCAACAATATTTTTATGACTATAGATAAAGAACAGGTTCTTTTTTAATGGCTAGTTTTTACCAGTTAATAGGATTTTGTGCTTTTTGGTTTTGGGTTTTTGATGCCTTTTATTAAGTGTCGTAACAAAGTGCTTTACTAATGAAGCGAATCAAGTATTGTAAGGGGCAAGGGTAAACACCTTGCCCTTTTATTTTGGCTAAACAGAAAAGGAAAATGACCAATGCCATATGATTTAATGCATAGCTTTGACGCAAAAGCAAAAGCACTTCCAATAAGTGAAGTAATAGAAAATTGTCCTGCGGTTCTAACTGATATTCGAAGCCCTGAAACGTCTAACCGTTATGGGCTTGTTAATACAATTGAAGCCATGAATGTTTTAAGCGATTACGGCTATAGACCGACTAGGGCTAAACAACAGCCCAATATAAAAGACGGGCGTGAAAAGTATAATAAGCACTTAATAGCTTTTTCCCATAAAGACGAATTAGCTAAAACGGATCTAGAGTCTAGAACCGAAGTTTTATTATACAACTCTCACGATGGCCGAAGCTCTTTAAAGCTTTTTGCAGGAATCTTTCGATTTGTATGTGATAACGGAATGATTGCAGGGGAAGGCTTTAAAAACATAATGCGGCATAGCCATACAACGGCTAATAACTTTGAAAAGCTTCTTAATCAGACTCTCGACGGGTTGCCGCAAGTTTCAGAACAAGTTGAAAAGCTTTCTAAAACTGAATTGAACGTGAAGCAGATTCTAGATTTAGCTGAACAGGCTGCAAGCTTGCGTTGGAAAGAAGCCCCTGATTGTTTAAAGTCATTTAGCTTTGACCATAAAGAACCTGAAACGGGTTTATATTACACTGAAGAAACTATAAACGATTTAGCCCGTCCAAGTCGCTATGAAGATACGGGGCGCAATGCGTGGAAAGCTTTTAACCGCATTCAGGAAAGCATTTTAAAGGGCGGTGTAAATATCGTTTCAATTACTAATAAGCATTTAGACGCTAAAAATTGGAACGGGATTCAACGCAAGGCAAAAGGCATTACAGCCTTGAGCGAAAACATACGAATTAATCAAAGCCTATGGGATATGACTCATGAATTGGTGGCTTGATTTATTACAAGGGGTGGCAATTTTTGCCACCTTCTTTTTCGCTTTATCGATTTTAACCTAAACTAAAAGAAAGTGACCAAATGAAACTTTATGTAAATAATTCGGGGCAATGGGTTGGAACACAAGCTGCGGCAAAGAAAATAAAAGCTTCAGCGGTTAACGTTCCGACTGATAAACCTAACCTTTTAAACTTCTTAAACGAAAATAAAGTTTGTGGATCTTCGACAACGATAGAACCGCAAGCCCCACAAACAAGGCAACCCGTGTACAAAATGCATACTTGGGAAAACGTGCGGCAATGCGCTGAACAGGCGAGCTTTTCCGATATGGGTTACGCTTTGGCGGTTCTAATGAACCGACTTGAAGACGCTGCACAAAATCAAACTAAACTTGAAAAAGAAGGAATGACCAAATGAAACATTTTAATGTTGAATCAATTCTTGAAGACTTGCGAAAAGTCGCAACAACGGGAGTC